GCCCTCAAGAACGCCTCTGCCCGTTGCCGTGCGGTGGCGCGGATAGGCCATAAAGTGGAATGTGTTACATCGTACAGCTTGAGGTAGTAGGCTTCAAACAACGCTTCAGACCCAAGCACCTCCTCCGCTTCGTGCATGGCGTTGAGGTCGGAGCAGTAGTTTGGGATGGCCTGAGTGCCGACTCGTAATCCATTGTCTGGATACCAACCCCCGTCTGGGTTCCTCTCTCTGCCACACGCTTCAGCGATGGCTTCGTTGATTTCCTGCTCGCTCATTCCTGCACCTCCTTCGGTGGTTGCGGCAGTGGCATCCAGTGGGTTGGCTGGTAGCCTGCCCACACCCCAGACATATCAATCGAGCACATCATTATGCGGCTTGCGCTCCCAATGCACACGAGCACCATCTCGTTGGCTGGAGGGTGAGCTTCGTCCACAGGAATCCAGCGGCGTTCGGCGCGGAGGCGGCCAATCATTTCCGCTGCTTCATCCGCCAATGACTCAGCCACATGGTCGCCAACGCACACACCGTGCTCTTGGGTTGAGCCTGGAAAGTTCTTTTGGTCGTCCTTAAACCACGGATACCCCAGTGCCTTGCCTAGCGTCTGCTGTATCCCTGTGTCGCGAGCTGTAAATGCGTCCCGCAACCGCTCAAACTCCGCAGCTTGTCCGCTATTCTCAATTCGTGCGTCATGCAGTGCTTGTTTCAACCGCTCTATCTCCAGATTTTTCCAATCAATGCGCGTATCTTGCAATCCTTCACACAGACGCTGTATGCGAGCATCATGCAATGCTTGGCGTATGGGATTTAGTTCATCGCTCATCCCTGCACCTCCTTCTCAATGCTCTTGTAATGGTACATATTCAGTATCCGCATTAGGTCATCTGCGTTTATAATTTTTCTCTCAAATAGAACCTCAAGCAGTTCGGCTATTATGGTGTGCGTATCCTCATGCCAATCGCCATACGCAAGCGCAAGTCTAGCAATGGACGCATACTTGAAGCGTTCCCCATAGTTGCTGGTTACTACAACCGCGCTCATTTCGTCTCCTCCTTCTCGCATTCGGGGCACTTGAGCATTTCGCTCACCTCGTTCCACTCCATCATCGCCCCGCAACGGCAGTCTGGAGGTTCCGGTTGGTCGGACGGATCGTTCGACAACCACCCATCGTACCAGCTTGGCAGGTTCATTTGCTCTCCTTTCTGAGGCGCATGATTTCGGCCTCGATGCGTTTGAATGTCGCCTCAAACGCACGCCGGTTTGGGTGCGACTGAAGCAGCGTCTCCGTCAGTGCCAGAAGCTCAGTGGCTTCTTGTTCTAGTCTGTTTTTCATTTTGTTGTTGTTGTTGCAGTTGAAATTTCGCATTGAATATGCCATGCAGCATTGTTTAGTTCTTTGATTTTATCAGCTTCAATTTCGCTTTTGTGAGCTCTCCATAAATAAAGAATTGCAAGTGACTTACTGCATGGCTTTTCAATCATTAAATATTTTGATATTGCCACGATATCATACTTAAGATTCTGTATATTGTTGCTCTGGATACGGAGAATAATTTCGCTAATTTCGTTTGGGATACCCCATTCATTGCAAGATTTCTGATCTCTTGAACTTGAGCATCCGAAAGTTTTGCCATCGGATTTTGTCGCCCATGATAAGATGTTCCGTGAACCCATTTCCTGCGACAGTTCTCCAGATGAGTTTCCCACTTCAGATTCTCCAACCGGTTGTCTTCTCGATTGCCGTTCAAATGCGATGCATTGCATCCACTCGGACATGGCCCTACGAATGTCTCCAGTACCATTCGATGCACATACAGTAATTGCCTCGGAGATGAGAACATACACGTCATGTATCCACTCTTTATCTTCACTGGATTTCTTATTCTTCCATTCGAAACGCGTCTTATCTGACCAAAAATTGATACCTCGTATTCCGGCTTTGATGGATAAAGTTTCCACATATCTGGAGATGTACCACAAAGCCTTCTTTAAATCAAGTGTTGGATTTTCGTGCTTTATTTGATTCCTGAAAACGTACTTCACGGCATTCCCCAAAGGAAAAACCATGTTTTCTGCAATTTCGATACACTCTACACCACTTGGGTGCTGCTTGTAGTGCTGCGGCTCGACGGCGCTGGTCGTCGAGGACGGGTTGGATGATTTCGCGCCACAGTTTTGAGTACATACTGTCTCTTTCGGTTGGTTTTCCATAGTCCTTTAGCCAAGAATCGCTTTTTTTATGCGTGCCTCGTTGAACTTCCACGTGAGCACACAGCTTGCGCGGTAGCGCGACATCCCGAACATGGGCACATCCGCCATGTGCTTCAGTTGCGAGTCCGTTGGTGGCAGCTTAATCCAACTGCGGGTCTTGCGTGAGTTTGCACGGTCACCGTTGCTGCGCAAGAAATCGTCCGCTTGAGCGAGCGCAAGTTCCTTGGAGTTTGTGCGGGTAATGACGGTAACCGCGCCTCCGGTGACTCCGCCAATGGCGTTGTACACCTCGCCCAGCCTGATGACCGCTCCCCACGCAGTGAGCGCGTTCGCCATGCGCACGGCGTCCCCGTACATCGACTCCCATCGGAACGGCGACATCTCGATGATTTGCATCTCGGACATCTCGAAAGACTCGATGGTCTCGATGCCGTTGACCCGAACCGGGAAGACGTAGCCGCACACGGGGCAGCTACTGACCGCAGCCGGCACCTGAATGCCGCACTCAGGGCACTTCTTCATCGGTGCTTCACCGGTCTCGCTCTGGCGAACGAACAGGCGGTCTCCCGCGTCGATGTCACCGTGCGTGAGCAGTGAGGCGCCAAAGTCCAAGATGATGCAGTCGCTCTTAATCACCCCGGGGTAGCGTTTGGCGTCGATGCACGGCCTCAGCCCTCGCCCGATCATCTGAATCATGGTGCTCTTCTGACTGCACGGTCGCACCAGCACAACGCACCCCACACGCTGGCAGTCCCACCCCTCGGTCAGCTTCATCACGTTGAGCAGCACCTTGATTTTGCCTTGGTCAAAGCGCCGAAGAACCGTCGCGTTGTCGTCGTCCGACATTTCGGAGTGGACGGCCTCAGCCGAGATGCCTTCTTCGCGGAACGCCTCAGCCAAGTGCTGGGCGTGTTGGATGGTCGAGCAGAACACCACGGTCGAGCGGTCGGACGCCTTCTCGCGCCAGTGCCGCAGAATCTCCGAGTGAACCGCCCTCTTGTCCATGATGGCCTCGACTTCACCCATGTCGAACTCTGCACCGGTCTTCTGCACGCTCTGGAGCTGGTCATTGAGCCCGATATCCATGCGGAACGCACGCGGCGGCACAAGGTTCCCTGCGGCGATTAGCTCGCCCACGGTGATTTTGTCGGCGACATTGTTGAACACCGCCGTGAGCGCCTGCTTGTCGCCGCGTTCCGGTGTCGCAGTAAGCCCGAGAATGACGCCATCTGGCGAGCGTTCGCGAAACGCCTGCACGATGTTCATGTAGCTGTCAGCCGCTATGTGATGGCACTCGTCGCAAAACAGCGCCGACATCCCGCTCGGCATCGTTGCCAAGTTCGCCGGCCTGCACAACGTCTGCACCATGGCGAAGGTCGCCCCAGGTGACCACGCCTTGCGCTCTGCATTGAACACATCCACCTTCGCGCCGGCGTTGTACCGCTTAAAGGTTTCCTTGTTCTGAGTAACGAGCTCGTCGCGGTGTTGAATAACGAGTACCGGTGCCTCTTTCACAAACGGCGCAAGGATCGCGCTGCCCATGACCGTCTTACCTGCGCCTGTTGGCGCAATGCCTAAAGTGTTGCCGCACTTGCCGAGTGCGTCGATGCAGGCGTCAACGAACTGCGCCTGCCTTGGTCGTAAAATCATAAGTGCCTTTGTTTCACTGACGCAAAAATGAAAAAGCGTCGTTGCAGGATCTCCCTGCACACCATGCGGCTAGATTTGCCGCTGGTTTTAACCCAAAAAAGGGGGGCGAGACAACCATTATTGCCCCGCCCCCACAACCCCAAACAAACTGTGCTACTTCAACCAAGCAGGTTTCTTGCCAGCCGTCGCCGCAGGTGCGGCGGTCTTCGCTGCTGGCACCGGTGCTTTCGCCTCAGGCGCACTCTCATGCGCTTGGCTCCAGAGCTTGTGCCCGTTGCTACTCGGGTTGGGTGAACCCCAGTCGCTGATGGAGTTACGGTCTGCGCGGCCATCTTTGCCCTTGTCGATGCCGACTTTGATGACGACCTCAGCGCCGTTGAGCGCCTCGATGATTTGGTTGAAATCACCGCTGTTGAACTGCTCGTATGAGGCAGGGTCTTCGTAGTTGAAGACTCCACGGCTCTCAAGAATGCGAGTAATCGCCCCGATTCCCATCTGGCGCCATACCTCGCTGTTGTTCTCATCGAATGGGTTGCAAACCATTCCGAACACGCGCCGGTTGTTGTACTGGCCCCCTTGGATGGCGAGCTCGATGGAGAGGTAATCCCCACCGGTTGACTGACTGCTTTTGCGCTCCTTCACTACAAGGACGGCCTTGGCGACCGTGCCTTTGGGAATGAGTTCCATCTCTGTGCTTCCGACGTTTGTTGATTGTGCGTTGAACATACTGCTTTTCGATTTTTGTTTTTAGTGTTTTGCGGTGTCGATGCGTTTACCTGCGCGAATCTTGGCGAGCACCTTCCCAAGGTCAGCGGGTTCCTGAAGCTCCAGCGTACCGGAGCGGTCTTTCGCGGGGTATCCCCACGGGTTCTGTTGGTGGCAGACAAAAGCGCGGTACTGCGACTTGTCCTCTGCCTCAAAGTTCTGAAGCGTCAGAACGAGGTCGAAGATACCGGGCAACTCGCGGCCTGTCTTCGAGCCTTCGATTTGAACGTCCCAGTACTTTCTCTTCAACTCGTCTTCCTGCTGTTCCAGAATGCCCACCAGCACCACGTTCTTGTGGCAGTGCTGAAGCTGGGTTACCCAGCGAATCATCTCGCGCCCAAGAAGCCCGTAGGCTCCACGGGTGTCAGGCTTGCCGGTCTTGTCGCTGAACGCCTCGGGCTGCTGCTGGCACCACGCAAAGCACATACGGCTTGCGACGGTGATACTGTCCACAAACAGCGTCTCGTACTGTTCATGCCCCGAGGCCGGCCCGAATGCCTTCACAACGGACTCGTACGCTGACTTGGAGTATGAGCCGTTGGCGTCCGCTGGATCGGGCCCACCGAGCCACAAAGCAATGGCCTTGGCTAGCTCCCACGGGTGTGCGCCCATCTCGTTGGACGTTGCTCGGATGTCGAGACAGTCGCCCTTCCAGTCCTTACCCAGCGCCAGCGTACCGGCCTCAAGGTCAACGAACAGGGTACTCTTCGCGTCCAGCGTGCGAGCTTGGTAGGTTTTACCAACGCCGGCAGGGCCGAACACAACCGCTTTTACACAGTCCGAGGTGCGCTTGAGGCGCTCGTCTGCTTTTATGATTTTGAGCATTACTTGAAGGAGATACGGGGTTCGCTGAACTTGGTGGTGCGTGCGTCCATCACGCGGCGCAGAACGTCCTCGTTGCCGATGCGCTCAATGGTCTTTGCGGCTACCGAGAGCTTGGCGTTGATGAGTTCCCGCGCATCCGCCAGAGGCAGTGACTCGTACAAGGACTGCAACTTCCCCTGATCCCAGAGGTAGGTTGCCTTGACCTCGTACTTGAGTTTCACGCCGTCAATCTCGGTGGATAGTTCCCCATACCCTCGTCCACTTTCCTTCAGCAGGTTCTGAAGGTTCGCTCCATGCTCTTGCATGATGGCTTCCTCCAGCGTCTTTATCTCGTCTTCAAGGACGGAGATTTTGGTTAGCCGTTTGGCTATCTCGTCCCTCATTTTTTTTAGGTTCATTTTCTAGTTCTCTTTTCAGTTTATGGCACACGTCTTCGAGTCGGAGCGACCAGCCTTCGTTGTGCGCCAACGCAACAAGCGCGGCGAACTTATCCAGCGGGATTTTCCGTCTGCGAACCCATGTTGATATTGTTCGCGGTTGCACAAGTACACCCGCTAACACCAACTTCTTCCAGAGCAGGTTCTTTCCCCCGAACCGGAAGACCATGTGCCTCGCATCGATTTGGTAGCTCATGGCGGGGATGAAGATGTACGCATTTTTTGCGTATCGCAACATCTTTTTTCATTTCGTCGCAAGGCGTTTTCTCGCAACGTATTGGCCCATGGAACCTGTCTCTTTTCAAGCTCTAGTCGAGCGGTACACCGGTGTTCATGGAATGCAAGCCGGCCTCTTGGTGCTTGCTCCGAAAGTACACTCTTCATCTGGGCCGATTGCCACCATGGGTAGCGCACTTCCTCCAGACACTATTATCCCCAAAGGCGCAGGGATTTACGACGAGAACGGTATGCTCCCGAAGATTGAAGGCAAGGGCCTTGAGTTTATCGCTTACGCCTAGGCTCAAGAGCCTTTTCAAACAGGTCTGCTTCAGCGTCTCTGCGTCGCTGTAAGCCTTTGGTGTTAGGCCACAACCGTTTCATTGAGCGGATGAGTTCCGGTACGTCATAGAACCGGCGATCACGCATGGCGTTCTGAATGCCCAGCATCTCCGAGCGTCTTTCCCCTGCGAGTGCCGTTCCACGGTTGAATACCAATGAGATAAGGGCGTCCCGCGCCTCGTCAGGCAGGTCTTCTGCCTGTGGGTAGATGCGTAGCATCCGCAGGTAAAATGTTGGCAGCGTGTTCTTTTGGAAAACCTCAACGGCCTTTTGCCAGAGAATGACAATCGAGCGCATCGTTGGGGATGCGTGCAGAAGTTCGCGAGCTGCGTTGGCCTTAACTCCGAGGGCGGCGGTGAGCGCAACGTAATCGGACTCAGGGAGAAGTTCCTCCCACGCTTCATCGAACTGTTGCGGTGTGGTGTAGCCCAAGTCGTAGCCAATCCCAATCGTTACGCCGCTCTGCTCCCCAGGCCAAGTAGGGCTCTGAAGGAACTTGCGGTAGTACTCCTCACCGCCGCCCACCTCGAAATCGATGATGAGCTTTAGACCGTCGTCAGAGAGAATCATTTGTGTTCTTGGAAGAACCGCTCTGATATTTCGCTCACCTTCTTCCAAAGCTCCTTGCGGTCATCCTCGCACTCGCGAATCTTCTGTGAGAGATACCAGATAGCAACCGCCAGCGCACACGCCAGCGGCCCTTGAGCAACAAGTTGGTTTACCATGGGTTCAAGTGAGATGTCGGCAATCACGGTTTCTCCTTACGAAAGATGTTGATGGCGCTGTAGATGCTGACGCCAGCGGTTAGAATCGCGTCCGCTTGGTCGGGAGCGATTTTGACACCAAAGATGGTTGCCAATGAAACCAGTCCACGCCATGTGGATGGCTCAAACAATCGGTTCAGTATGTACTTCATAATAATGTAAATTATTAATAATAAACAACAACGTGCGCTCTTGAGACATCTCTGTATGTCAATGCCGTATTTGATGTTACGGTTGATGTTGATACAAGTATATCTTGGTAGTTTTCGTAAGAAGCATCAATTGAGTTAATGTAATTTCCAGACGTATTCTGAATGTAACTTGAAACAATACAAGGAACCGTGCCAACTGGAAATGGAGTTGAAAGGGTTAACCTATACTGACCAACACCTACATCAGAAAAACTTGAAAAATTAAAAGAGTTTAATAATGCAATATTTTGAGTTACGTTACCACTTGTTGTTTGTGGAGACACGGCTTGAACTTGATATATAAACAAGCTCAAAAGAGCTGATACCACATAACTTCCACTCACTGCTGTTCCTGATGTAAATGTTAAATTTACAGAACTGCTAGTAAGAAGTCCATGTGGTGAACTTGCTGTTATAGTTATTGTTGTTCCGCTTTGACTGTATGTTCCTGTAACAGGGAATCCAGAAAAAGAAGCCCATGCTCTTGCAATGGATTTTTGGTTATAAAAACTATCGACGTATGCTTTTGTGGTAGCCTGCAAGTCTGCGGTTGGATTTCCGGGCAAAACAAGCGGCCCGGTCATGGTGTCGCCAGCCTTGTTGACTTTTAGAGCGTCCGCTGTGTCAACGTAGCCTTTGGTTGTAGCCTGTAGCGTTAGGGTTGGTGAACCTGGGAGCACAATCGGCCCAGTCATCGTCCCACCTGTCAGGTTCAGCTTTAGCGCAAGCCCTGCGTCAATGTCTGACTGTGAAATCTGCGGAGGCACAGTAAGGCTGGAATAAACAAGTTCGCCCTTGTTGTCGTTCACAACCATCGAGAAGTTCGTTGCGGCGGTGTATACGCGAGCTGGTGTGCCAGAACGCGAGAAAAAGCCATTCAGCGTCCGCAGAGGCTGCGCTGCTGGCTGAGTGAGCGCATCGTCCCAGTACACCGAGATGGGATTTGTGATTGGGTTCAAGTTCGCCGTGCCGATGTAGACGTAACCGTTGTTGAGCGGTGAGCCGTCTGTATCGGCGAAGGTCGTGAATGGAGAAACGATGTAGGCCATGGTGTGTTACTCTTGAGGTGGTTCTTCGCTGGGCTTGAGGATGTCTTTGTTGGAGCCCATGTAGTTTGCGATACTGGTCAATACCGCTCGCTCTGAACTGCTGTTGCTCTTGACTCTGCCAAGTTGGGCGAGAAGGTTCCTACCTGCCTTGGACTCGTACAAGCGCACAAGACCGGTGTTCAGGGCTGCGGCAAGGCCAGCTCCGACAAGTCCGAGTTGACTCTGAAGACCAGAGAACGCAACAAACGGAACGGCCTGTGCGCCAGTTGGTGGATTTGCTGCAAACTCTCCAGCCCTACGAGTGTAGTTTAAAGCCTTCTGAAGCCCCTGCACACTGTCTAGGTCAGAACCTGTGAAGAACACGTTGACTTGGTTTTCAAGTTTCCCAAGTTGGGTTGCAAACCGGTTTGGTACAATCACGCCAGACGGGTCAGTGGCATTTTCTAATGCACGGGTGATAATTGCCGCTCTTCCAACTTCACGCCCTTCTGATGACAGGTTTCTATAGAGTCTTTCGATGCTGCTCTTCTTGTCCGTAAAAAGCACGTTGTTAACGATTTCAGGCGTCAACTCGCCTTTCTTGAGAAGCGAGTTAAACGAGGACGCCTTAAGATCATCTGCAAGGTCAGAAAGAGAGCGATTGGAAACACTCCACTTGGTGAAATCAGTTGGTTTGCCAAACTGTTTGATATGGTTGCCAAGGTCTTGGTTCAACGCTGTATAAACCTCTTTGTAAGCTTTGTCAGCCGAGTCTTTTGTCGTGCCAATATCTGAAGAGCTCAATTTTTTGAAAAAAAGTTTTCTTCTTTCTTCAATGTCCGCAGGCGTCTTGCCAACAATTTCATCCGCAAAATTGATGAGTTCATCAATAACCTCCTTGTTTCCAGTAGGACTAACTCTTTCAAAATTTAGCGCCAAGTCCTCGGCTTTCTTGGCCGTTGCAGACATATCCACAAGCGGCCCAGTTGCAGATAGTCGATTAAGCACCTCTTTTTTCATCCCACTAAGTTTCCCGATGATTTTATCCCTTTGAGAAAGCGCCTGATTTGCCAATTCCTCCGTGAGCGTAGGGCTTCCAACACCAGCGTATTCAGACACAAAATCTTGGATTGCCTCTGACCGCTGCTTCTCTTGCTTGCGTAGAAGCGAGCCGGTTCCAAACGGTGTAATCTCTCTGGCCTTTGCCAGTGCATTGCCAAGTGGCGTCTCTGGCTTGAACTCTTGGGAAGTAATCGTCTCGATGCCGCGTTTCTCGGCCTGTACCGCGCCTTCTGGAAGAGCGGCGGCTGCGCCGATTCTAGCACCTGCGCCAATACCAGCACCCATGCCGCCGCCAAGACCGGCCAGAAGCTGCGCTGTAGGGCCGTAACCAGCCTCTTTAGCCGCCTGCATACCAACTTCTGCTCCAACGCTAGAAGCTATCTGTTCAGCAGGCTTCTCCGAAAAGAACCGTCCTGCTGCCTGCATCGCCGGTCTGGCTGATGCCATGAGTGCCTTGCCAAGGCCGACCTGACCAAGACCTTCACCAACACCGCGTCCTACTGCTCCTGCAAGGCGTTCTGCTTGCGTGTCAGGGTTAGGCACTCCGAGCTGAGTGAGATAGTGGTTTAGCGCATCAGACGGTTTTGTGTAGTGCGTACCGAAAAGCGAGTTGATGCCAGAAACAACCGGATCGGCCAGAGTCATGCCAGCAGCCCCGATAAGGGCACCAGGAACGGCGCCAATGCCACCAGTGGGTGCTCCACCCATGATTGCGCCTCCAACAGCCCCAAGAGCCGCAGGGCTGAGTCCACGCAACGCTCCACCCGCCAACCCTCCCGCCGTCGTCTCCGGTATCCCAATCATCGCCTCTTCACTGGCAGCAGACGGCAGCGGTGCCTCGGCTGGTGTAGCCTCTGGAGGAGCCGGTGGGCCTTGCAGTTGACGCAGCCGAACGATTTCGTCGGCAAACATCCGAGCATCATCAACATTGCCTGCCTTGTCTGCTTTCAGCAGGGCATCTGAGAGTTCTTCAATGGTAGCCATTATTTGCTCCTGTATTTCTGAATGGCTGCATCTATTGCGCTCATTCCAGTTCCTACTGGCGCAGCACCTGTCGGCACCGGCGGTGGTACGGACTTGTTCTTGAGTTGTTCTTGGCGCGTCTGTGGCGGTTTCTTGCCAAGCACAGACTCAACTGGTGCGTCAGGAAGAATAAAGATGTTCTCAGGGTCTAAACCGTATCTTTTGGCAACTTCTTGATTCTTTTTTAAGTACGCATTGTATTGATTCTCAGAATCTTTCATGCGCCTTTCTGACATCCGAATCAAGTCGTCTCTGTCTTTCTCGGACAGCTTTCCTTCTTCGTTTACTTTAGCAACAAGCGATCTGAATGCGGCTGGAATCGTCCCACCTGTAATCTGTCCTGCTTCAGTCACGCTGACCGTTGACGTTGGGTCATTGATTTTGATTGCCGCAACAATTGCTGACGCATCACCAGGGATGCTCTTAAGTTCCTTTGCCAACTGAACCGCTGTGACGAAATCTTTTCTTGCAACGTAGTTTTTAACAAGAGGTTCAGACTCAAACGCTTGTTTCATCTGCATCTCTCTTGCAACTTTCTTTTCTGGGTCAATGCCACCAGATTCCTTGAAGTCTGCTTCTAAATCCTTAAGTCGAGTCTCTGCTTTCTTCAACGATGTCTCGGACTCGGTTTTGGCAACCTGTTCAGGAGCGCGTTCCTTGAGGAAACCCAAAAAAGAATCTGCTTTCTTTTGGTCTACTTTCAGTAGATGACTATATGCAAGATTTGCCCAGATTGCAGGAGGAGCTTCTTCTGGAAGTATGTCTAAGGCTGACTGAAGTTCTTTAGACATCCGTTGAGCGACCGGATTTGGGTCTTTTGCAAATGCAGAAATCTGGTCGTTTATCAACTTAAACGCTCCGATGTTGTCCCCTGACATCCCAAACATCGCAGCGTCCTGCATGGTGTTTACAAGCCCATCACGGTACTTGTTTGGCATAGCCTTCAGGATGTTGTCATACCTTTCAGCCTCCTTTGAAGGCAGAAGCGCACTCAACTGCCCAATCTTTTGTACGGATTTTGGGTCTGGATCGTTTGGATCCATCTTGCTGGCAATCTGACCAAGACGGATTTGAGCTGCCGCAGTAGCAGCATCTAACTCTGCCTTGTTCAACTTCCCAATCACCGGCAAAAGCGCCTCTGTGCCAGCTTCTTCAGAGCTTACAAAGTTGTTGAAAGCATTTCCAACTTCTTGTTGTCTTGCCTTCTCAGCCTGAAGCGCCTGCAACTGTTGCTGGAATCCAAACTCTGCACGCCTTGCCGCCGCCGCGCTTTGCGCCATTTGCTGCTGCTGGCCTTGGATACCGAGTTGAGCGGCCTGAAGCTGGAGCGGAGCCATCATCGCGGCCTGTTCTTGCTGGGCGCGAGATGCCTTGATACCCTCGATGGCTGAAAGTCCTTGAATCAGATTCCCTCCAAACATGGAGGTGTTTATCTGCGGAACCGGGATGTTGTAATTGAACTCGGCCATAATGTTACATCACGTTGGTGGACATAAAACCAGACTGCGCCCCCTGTCCCATTGTCCAATCTCCAGAACCTGCAAATGACTCATAACCTCCACCTCCTCCAAAACCAAGAGCGTTCATCAACGCATAATTTTGGATTCCACCGCTGATTGCATTTGCTACTCCTCCAATGCCAGCAGCTTGAGCCGCTGCTGCTCCTTGAATTCCAGCAGCTTGAGCGCCTCCTTGAGCCATCAATAAGTTTCCAATTGAATTTGCAGATTGCATACCAGCTCCAGCCTGTCCAGCCGCAGACGCTTGACCCAGGTTAAGCATATTCTGCGCAGCAGCTTGCCCCACGTTGGCTAACCCGCCAAGGCGTCCATACTGTTGCTCGATAAGTTGGTTAAGAAGCTGTGGGCGGTACCGTGCGAGTGCGCTTTGCGTGCCCTCAGAACCGCGCCTGCCGGTAGCTGACGCTGCTGCAAGAATCGCTTCCTCGCCCTGTTTAGCGAGTTCTTGGTAAAGCGGCCCCTGCTCAATCTGCTGGATGGCTTGACGTTGCTGTTCAACATTGATTTTATCGTAATCTTTGTTTTCAACAATTGGCCTTACGAACTCTTGCTGTTTTGCAAATGCCTTATCTTGAATTGCTTGTACTACAGCATTCGTTTCAGAATCAAACCTTTCAAGCGATATGGGGTCTTTAATTGATTTTCTGGCAGCATCTCTTTTAGACTGGTAGTCATTAATTTCACTTAATGCAGATGACGCAATTTTTTTGTATCCAGCAGATTCAAAAGCTAAATTTAAATTTTGCTGCCTAATGCTTTCGCCTGACAGCCCAGATAGACGTTGTATTTGCTGAAGTGCTACTGGGCCGACTGAAGCAAATGGTTTTGTTAACTCAGGGTTTCCAGCTTCAATGTACGGACGAAGAAGCTCCCGCATAGCATCGAACTGACGCCGCTGTTCTGCAATAGCAGCTTCAGAACTTTCAGCCTGTACGTTTGATGCACTTTTAGCTGCTTTTGAAGCTTTGCTTGATGAATATACCGATGCTCCTGCACCAACTACTGCCGCTCCAAGAATTGCCCATCCAAGACCCATATTAAAATTCCTTTCTGTTTTTAAGGTAAATATCACTCCAAGCTTCAATTCTTGAAGTTATGAACAAAATTGCAATTACATCTCTTGGAAGACTTAAAGCATGAGCAACCGCTGCTGTGTAAATGCTTGGATTTGGGTATATTTTCTTTCCTGAGTCGTGAAACTCTTTCGTCTTATTTGAGATGATTGAATATATGTCAGCCCAGTTTTCCTTTAACAATAAATCCACTTTTTCCCATGTTGCATCCGGTTCACCTTTTACAAAAGAGTTTCCCCATCCAGGCTGAATTCCATTGAATGTTTTTCCGTTAAGAAAATCGTATGCTTGCAAAAGAGGGCCATGCATACCGCCCAACGTCATAAGAGCAGAAGCAATTGATTGGAGGTAGCTGCCAGAAGCTCCTGCTGAATTTGCAACAGCAAGCGTGGATGCATTATTTCTGTACGTGCTAATCGCGTGAGCAGAATGCAACTCATTCAAGAGTTGCCACTCTTTTTCTGAAAGAGGCTCATCTCTCCAAAATGAAATCATAAGGTTCCAGCTCCCATCTGAATCAATGATGCCTTCTGCTGAATATTGAGCATCTGAAGTCTATGTATTCTTTCGCGTGGGAATTCAATTTCTGGCCGGCACCAGTCCCAAATATCTCTGATGCGCAACGAAATGTCTGAAAATTTCACCGTTAAGGACGGAGATATTTTTGAGATGCATTGCTCCAGATGGTCAAAAAGGAAAGCGCACTCTTTCAATGGAAGTTTTGACACCTTACAAAAAGAATCCAGACACTCATCTTTCGATCTATCGATAACAACCCACTTTGAATCTGGATACCTTTTTTTGATATCGTCGTAAAACATTGGCACTATAGAGCTTGAGTCGCCAATTTGTTTTCCAGATTCAAGTTCGCGCATGAAGTCAGCCATGGATTTACCATCTCTTTCATGCGCACAGTCCAAGGCCACAGACAGCCATGCTGTCATGCTTCTTGGGAACCCGGTAATGAAAAACGGTTGATTCACTTTACGTCACTTCTCTTCCTGAAGCGTTGATTGTGATAGAACTTGCCACACTTGCCAGAGTAGAAATACGCCCTCCAGCCTCAAGAACCTGTCCAACAAGTTCTGGACAAGTGTAAGTTTCTCTTGGAACAAGTGTCTTCGACGCAAGAATAAGATTTGCTGGGCCAACAGAAATCGACAATGGAACAAGGTTTACAGAAAAAGCCACATTCACCGTAGAGTTGTTCGTCGCGGTAAACTTGTCGATGATGCACTTGCAGTTGTTTGCCGTGTACTGAGTCGTCTGCGAAGCCTCAGCCTGCTTGGGCGGAATGATGTTTTTGACGTTAACGGCCATACAGCGGGACAGTTGTTACGGTGAGAATCGCAGACGGAATACCAGGCACCGGTGGGGCTGCGGCAAAGGCTTGGATAGTAATGTCCGTAGTGTCTACAGACCACATGAGCTCCAAGTAATCTCCCGCGTTGAGTCTATACACGAAATTCCATGCCGCAACACTTTCCGCATTGTTGCCTTGAAGACGAATCTGCGTTGCAGAGTTGGCTTGATCAACGCCATTGATTCTTGCCCACAGATAGAACAGTCCGATACCTCCAGACACTTTGTCCAACTGTATCGAGAACTGGAAGTTGTATATGCCATCAGAATCAACGTAAATGCGGCTTGTAGGCGTCCCAGTGCTTACTCCGAAACTTAGGTCGGTAGAGTTAAATGTGATTGCTTTTGCGGTATTTATCGACCCAGACGTTTGCGTTGTCGTGTCATAAAAGGTGCCATACCGAAGCGATTTAAATTCTTCAGGAGCAGGGTTAGTGGCAGATAGTTCAATCAGATTTGACAGGCGCTCAATTGCATCCAATGCCTGTTGAGCACTTGATTGAGCTCCCGCTGATTCAAGTTGGTTGCTTTCGGTTCCTGTTGGTATTTCCAAAAACAGTTGTTCAAAAGCTCGGATTGCCCGTTGATCAGGCAAGAACTTTGCAAGGTCGTTTCGGTTGAGATTGATGCGGTTTGCCATTACCAGACAAGCGGTTCAAGCCTTGCGTCAAGTCGTGCAATGGACATATGCGCGTCACTCGTCCCACGGAACCGGTACGTCCTCCAATCGGCCATGCGACCGTTGCGCATCCACGTTAGTCGCTTGTAATAGTCGCCAATCTTACCGGCCTTTATACCGCGCTCAACAGAGTAAGTCAGACCGTCTGCTGAGTAGCTTGCAAAGATGGTTGGGTCGGCACCAAGCGCCACTCGCCCAGTAAGTGCCACAAGTTCCATTTCATGGAAAATGCCGCCCTTTCCCTCGTTGTAAAAAATCTCCGTCTCAAACTGCCAGCCGGTCAAGTTTCCCCAAACCGATGAGATGGTATCCACCGTGTAGCCGAGGTTCGCCGTTGTAGTATCAGCACACACCCACTTGTCGTAGACGTACACAAAGTTGCGTGCGCGGTAGCCGTTGTTGCCAACAAGACCGTCTGCGAGCACAAACCAAACGGCCTGTTGGGCGATTTGCGAGACTGTTCCATCGTACACAAGCGTGCGATCAGGAAGGTGAATGTACAGGTGGTTCAGTCCATCGTGAAGACGCGTTTCACAGACAATCTGAGCCAGAGTAGTTTCAGAGTAACTTGCCAGAATCTGGTCAATTTCACGGGTTGAGACCTTAACCGTGTTTGCCCCAGTCGCGAGCCATACCGAGACCTGCTCGTTTCTCCCGCCTCCGACGAATGCCATAGCATCCAGATAGACGCATGAGGTGTACGTTCCCACACCCCCTCGCTGTATCTGGGCTCCCTCAACGCGCACGAACGGGAAGTCCCCTGCAAGCCCCGCGTTGTTGAAGAGCTCGATGGTGTGTCGGTTAACCGCATAGACCTCGTTCCTGAACTTTTGAATGGAGACAACACTGTCTGGGTCGGCCTCGCTGGTCGCTTTGTACGAGATGACCGTTGGGTCGCTTATACTGGTAATCGCAAGAAGGTAGCCATCGGTGACGAAGAAGTATCCGTCCACCCAGCAAAAGTCGATGATTGGCCCAAGTTCAGGATCGTCTGCGAGCTGGGTTAGAACCGTTCCGTTCCAGTAGTACAACGTACCGTTTGACAGCACCGCAAGCAGGTCGGTTGAGTAGTCGAAGGTGACTTGCCCTGACCCACCAATATCAGCCAGCACCGTGACGCCGCCGAGAACATCCACGCTGACGAGCTTGGTGCCCATGGCTCGGTACAGCGTGCCTTTCCACTCAATGCCGCCTCGGTCGAGTCCTGGGCCTGTGCCGAACTGCACAATGCCATCGGCCGGCCTCAGGTAACCGTTGCTGATGCCATTTTGCTGAATGACCGGTACGAGATTGCGCGGGTAGCTGCGACGGAAGTCGCTTGCTCCATTTGTGTAGATTCCGCTGAGTACCGGTACTTGCATTTATTTCTTCTTGGCTGTCTTTGCTGATGCCTTGAACGCGGCTGCTGTCGGCGCTCCCTTGGAACCCGGCTTACGCATCCGCTCTTTGCTACCAGCTTCGATGCGTTCGCGTTTGGCGTGGATATTTGCGTAGAGTCCCTTTTTCATTTGCAGTTCCAGCGTTTGAGGCTTGCGGCTTTGCGCGTAGGCCGGCCTTTCTCATCCTTCATAGGCCCAGGCATCCCGCTCATCCTCGCGCAGAACGAAGCCTTACGGCCTGCATCTGCCTTGGTCTTAGGGTTGGGAGCAGGCGCCTTCAAGTTCGAGCCGGTCTCGCGGTTGTATTTGGCGCGACCCTTGGCTGTGAGCCCTGCCCCTTTGGAGGCTGGGAGCTTTTCGCCGCGCCCTACGGAGAGTGATACGGATTTAGGCATTAGAAGTACCAAATGATGACTCCAGTTCCATTTGCGCCAAGCCCACCGTTTCCTCCGGTTACGGAGCCCCCTCCTCCTCCTCCGCCACCACCGCCAGGGAACCCACCACCGCCACCGTTTCCTCCTACGCCAGAATTTCCTGTTTTAGCATATGCGCCACCTGCGCCACCTGCGCCAACAAGTCCACTCCCGAGAAGTAATGGCCCTATGCCTGCCCCACCGTCACCGCCCTCGCTGTAGGACGCAAGCCCAGGGTTCCCCGCATATAAGCCAGATACATTTGTACATAATGTTCCTCCATTGCCACCGTAAAAGTATTCAAGAGAAGCATCACTGTATCCTCCACCTCCCCCACCGCCAGTAGCCCCTAGCGAGAGAATTGGAGAATCTTGGTTGAATTGGTTGCCTGCATTTTCGGTTGGAAGTGAAGAACAAGCACCTCGTCCTCCTTTTGTGCCAAGAGCGTTTCCAAGCGCAATAGGGCCGCCCTGTCCAGCGGAGCCAGAGGAGTTGTTAGAGCCTCCTAGACCGCCGCCGCCTGCTACTAAAAATGCTATATTTTCAAAACCAACCAATGCAATGTAAGAATTTTCTCCGGCTACGCCATTTTCGCTTCCTACGCCAGCTTGTCCACCAACTCCACCTGATCCAATGTAAAAATACAACTGCGTATTGCCAAGCCCTGTAAGGTCAGACACTCTGTACGTTGCTCTTGCGACACTCCCCCCAGCTCCACCTCCTCCACCCCAAGCCTTGTTGTCTAGGTTGTTTGCGCTTACGCCAGCCGCTCCTCCCCCTCCGCCGCCGATAAGCCAAACGTCAAGAAGCACCGCATTGTTTGGAATGTTAATGTAATTGCCTCCAAGTGAAAGAACCTGAACTTGAGGTGGCGTATATCCACCACCGCCAGGAACTTCCCATGACACATCTGTTCCATTTGTTGAGAGGAACTTGCCTATGTTCCCGTTTTGAGCAGGAAGAAGATTTGTGCGAGCGGAAACTTCATTTATTGCATTAGTTCCTCCGTTTGAAATCGCCAGTATTCCAGAAAGCGTGACCGCCCCAGTGGTTGCAGCGAGTGGAAGTAATCCTGTTGATCCTGCGGAAAACGATGTTACGCCACCTCCCCCGCCCCC